AGGGGTTACTGAGGCATTCATCTTAAGTTTACGTTCAATATTAGTTAAACTATGAATTGACATGTATTGTCTCCGTTAAGTCTACGACCTCGCAAGCACCCCCATGACAAGCGAGTTCTTGTGAGCTAGTAGTCTGATCATCTTCTTCATATTTTGATAGAAGCTGCCAGTTTATTTTTTCTTGTGAATCGCTAACATTCTTACTATATTCTACTTCCGAGATAGACTCGAAGGGAGCTTGATCATATATGTTATCGTCCTTAGGTAAGAAGGATACACCAGATATATATTCCCAATTCTTCCAGACCCAATGACCTACGGCCATAAAGTTCTCATCATTATATGATACAGTAATACTGGGCTTATGGTCGCACCAAGACTTTTGGTACTCAAGCCATAGATCTAAATGATCCACTGGATCTAGATCATCCTGAGTAATACAATCCTCTGGTGATGCTATGTAGAAAGAGAATATCATAGTCTTATCTGGCGAAGCCATGCAAGGTTCATGTGAAACTCCTTGGTCAATCATAAATTGACAGATAGGATCTTTGATATCAATCCGAGCACGGCGTATGTACCATCGGGAATACCTTGGGTGCATACCAGAAGACGTACCAGCTACCAGACTTGTGGTACCGGAGGGTTTACAGCATGTCAACGCTTTTGACGGCGAGATGCATAGCTTCTCCGCCCACCGAAGGTTGGTCTCTTGTACAATCTCTTTAAGTTTACTAAGAGTCCATCTAAGCTTGGGCATACCAAGCTGACCAGACATAAGTTTATTGTCATAAATACCCGTAAAGGATACACCAAGTAATCTTTCTTCTTCACAGTTATCCTTCCAAGTGTCATCCAGATAAGGAAAATTACAAGAAGCTGATTGTATTGTACCTAAGATTGTAGCTAGTCTCACCTTATTCTTTAGGCTTTCTAGATCATCGTGAGGTAGAACAACAACTTCCGTAAGGTTACAGAATTGTTTAGGTCTTAATATAATCTCACTACAAGGATTAGTTCCAAAGGATATGCCTTCAGTCTCTCGGCCAGATCTTTCGGCTAAATTTCTAAGGGCTTCCCTGTTACACAAGCCCCGTTCGCCTGATTTAGAATTATATAAAGATGTCCACTCATCGAGAAACTCTGACATCGTAGGTTTAGATTCATAGACAGCTGAGTTATTGGCTAGCCTACGATGACCTGAGGCTTCCCACCAAGGACCTGACTTACAATTTGCCATCTCCCTGTCACTGAGATCGCTTAGGGAAATCAACGCCGAACGACGCACAGCCCCAGCAATTACAATTTCACCAATCACGCAAACAATATCATGTACTTCAATTGGCTTAAGCTTTCTGCCACGAGCTCCCATGAATTTGTTTACTGTGTATCTAAACAGTTTCTCAAGAGGCTCAGGTCCAGAGGCTCTGCCTCCAAACGTCTTGAGCCTGCTTCCCGCAGGGCGAATGAGATGGGTTTCCCATGTGGGATGAATACCTTCGTAAAGGTGACCCAGTAGGCTCTTGTAAGCATCGGCCCAACCCTTTCTGGAATCCTCAACAACAAGTATTAAGGACTCTCTTCTTGTGATTTCCTCTGGAATATCAGGTAACTGAGAAACTTCAGTAGCCTCACAAGAGAAGCCCACACCAGTGCCACAGCACAGGATATACATAATGTCTGAGAAAGATCTGGTCTCATTCACAGCTACATAAGAGCAGTTATACATACAAGTATCATCTACATTAGCCGCAGGACCAGCAGTCATCAGAGCCCTCATGCTTGGGAAGATCTCTCGATTTATTACAGACTTCCGTGCCTCTAGAAATTCTGGACCAGTACAATCGAATCGACAGAACATATAACTAAAGTATCTATTGACACATTCATCCCATGATTCTCGTCTACCTTGCTCATCATCCCAACGACAGTACTTTGATTTTATTATAAATTCCTGAAAGTTATTCATTTTGTTCTTTATACTCCAACTTTAGGGACCCAAAGGTCAATTTCTTGTGTTGATTCATTATAATCTCCTGTCCTAAGTATCCTTACGCATCTAGCCATTGCTAAGGCAAGGTCTTCGCCCTCAAGATTACATGTTTTCTTAGGGATAAACTTCTCATTCGTATACATATCTAATATATTACTAATAGTGTCCTCGTCTTCCCACTTTTTCAAGAAACTTAAGGCTCTTTTGTGACCTATTCTCCACAGTCCGGGTATGTTATCGGTACTGTCGCCTGACATCCACTGGATTAGGAAGAACTTATCTGCTTCTTCTTGTGATACATGAACAGAGGCCTCCTCTTTATCAGGATTATAATGCCATCCGGGCACTCCTCGTAGATCTTTGTCAATAGTGACAGCAACTGACCGATAGCTAGAGGCAGCTATGCCTAGTAGATCATCAGCCTCAAGCTTGTCAACATACTCACACGTATATATGTCCTTTATATAGTCCTTTACTTCCTGAAGATACTCAGGAGTCTGCTGACTATCCCTGCTAACCTTGTAGAGAGGCCATATGTTACGCCTATAGTTATCGTTACGACTACAACTAAGGCACATACTAAAATCATCTACGTCTGCGGGTAACCAGTTCTCTATATACTCTTCAATCATATGCGGAATAAACGCTGGGTCATCGCTTTCAGCCCTGAAGGCTACTCGATAAGCTATGATGTCAGCATCAATCGCTGCCGTCGTCGGACACGGGGGGATCTTCTTCTCCATCCTCGAACTCCTTTAGTAGAACGTCTAATAATTCACTAAGCATATCTTCTAACTCTTCTGGATCACACTTTATGGAATCCTCTAGATTTGTAGATAGACCAGAGGCAGCAACACCGCACCAGATAGGAGCCATAACTCTAGCTTTAACACCCAATGCCTTTATGTCTCCGTCATTAAGAAGATGATAATCAAACCATTCGCTTTGCTCCTTATCACCTTCAGTAATTTCGTTGACCATATTCTCGGAGTGGTGAGTTCTCCACTCAGCTTCAGCTTCGGGTAACTCCCTATCTCCTACAGCAGTGAAGATCATAGTAGCATGATATTTTATACCTAGTCCGACTTCATTATGGTATCGGCAATCATCTACTATTACACATCTCTCCCAATAAGGATTGCTTTTGTTTAGTTCCAGTCTCTCCTCTTCCAAGATACACTTTAAATTTTTCTCAAAAGAATCAACCCAATAACTTGAGTCTTCCTCTCGTCGCATAGCTCCAAACTCTTGGCAGAATTCTCTGTATTCAAGAGGATTAGCTTCTTTATCATATCCTCTTCTATCTGCTTCTCTCTTTAAAGGATCAGCAAAAGATAATAACTTGGGAACCAAACCTAATTCGAAAGCCTCACGGGCTAATAAGTTTGCCAAGGTTGTCTTGCCCGATCTCGCTTGTCCTGAAATGATTATTAACTCCATTCAGAAGCTCCTTGTATAGTGTGTGGGGACAAACATGAAGTTGTACGTCGTAGCCACACATCTTCAAGAGATAGCTGATGGCTAGAGCACAAGTCATGGGTTTGTAGGTATTAGATAAGTGTCTACCTAGTAGCCACCATAGTATGTTTTCTTTCAATGAAGATAAAAGGAAATTAGAATTATCAATAAAACAAGATATCTGATATAAACTAACATAAGATTTATCTAAATCAAAATGATCTTCGGCTATAAGAATTTTATTTATATCTAAAGCACGATTATATTGGCTTCTAGGCATAATACACATGCCCCTTGATTCATTCATAATTATAATATACTCTCTATTATCTTGTCTTAGTGACAAGCCAACATGAGAAATTTTTTGACAACTAAACAATTGATAGATTCTAGTTGAAAAACATCTTTTCTTATAGGCCCTGTAGAATACAACCCTAACATCGGTCTCATTAAATTTAGGAGTCATTGATATATTATCGTCATGTTTAACATTGTAGCCAATGAGTGTTCTATCCTAGCCCCTTCGGATTTCTCCCAGCCGTTCAACATGTACATGATATCACATGAACAGATATCAGTCAAGTCTCTAGCCATAACAATTCTCAAACCCTCTGAAGTATTTAGTTCAGCATCTGTCAACCCCGATTCAGAATCAGAATCGCAAGGGTTAACCACTTTATAAATATGTTTGTCTTCTAGTTTAGAAGCTGCTTTAAAGAATTCAGTTCTATTATAATCCACAATCCCTCTCATAGGTCCAGCAATATAAGCTTTTAAATAATCCATTAGTGACACTCCGACCAATTTTTACCAACTCTATATTCACCATCCATACTAATATTACATTGAAGGATTTCTCCAGATCTCTTGATAGCCTGACACCCTAGAGTACCTACAATATCAGCAATAATAGGATCACATTCTAATTGCCACTCGTCATGCACAGTAGCCATGAAATTGACTTGCCCACTGAATGGCTTTAGACTACGATGAAACAATACCTGTGCTAGTTTCATTAGCATGGCACCGTCGCCCTGTAGTTGTACATTCAGTGCCTTGTGAGCAGCACGACAAGGGACTTCTCTACCGTCAAGTAAAGTTATAGTACCCTTACGTTGTACCTGCCACTCTACATTAGCAAGTAATTGCTTGAGAGCGGGCATTGATTTAAGGTATTTGTTCTTGATTTCTTTTCCTTTCTTTGGGCCTGATCCTACAATCTGCCCAATCTTAAGATCACCTGCTCCATAGATCAGAGCATAGAAGAACGTCTTGGCTGAGTCCCTATCGGGTAAGCCAGCAGCATTCTGGTTAACTGTATGAATATCCTTTGTTAATACCTGATCAGCAAATTCTCCGTCATCCCAACGTGCCATGCGTGAGGCTAAT